AAGGATGAAAAAGTCGTCCTCTGTTGAGATGTTCTTGCAAGGCCAATACCGCTGGCGGCCCTTGACGACAACCAACAATCCGCAAGCCTCACGCGGTGCATCCTCTTTTGCGTGCTGGAGCGCAGATTCTCGCCAGTCGTTCATGCAGTATTGCCACCAACACTGGGAAACGATCCGAACGGCAACGCACCAGAGCCAAATCGCAACTTGCAGTCGTCCAAGGTTTTGCCGCATTGACCAGCAACGCCAGGCGGATACGACACCCCTTCAGTTACGTTTCGGACCACTCCTGGCTCATCACTCGTGTTGAATCCTGCAGCCCACACAATGTCTGAACCGTCCGTGTCTGAAACGACGAGATTGCCATCGTCTTGAAGCCTGAGTCGCTTACCCGTATAAGTCGCCGTTATCGTTAAATAGATGCCACTCTCTTCCATGCTCCCTACGTTCGGGTGCTCGTCTTTGTAAGGGTTGCTGCTTGACAAATTTTTCTTTGCAATAAAGGTTTCCCCATCCCTAAAAAGACCTGTAGCGGAGCCAAAGGAAACAGCCGTAAAACGACGCCAAGCACGGGTTTGGCCTGAGTAATGGCCAGCAGACAGGCTTTCAGCTCGCACAGTAAAAGTAACCGTAAGAGTTCTTGTGCCAAACTCGTCGGAGACATCAGTAAAAGTACCCTGAACCGTGGTCGTAGTACCTGCGTCTACCTGAGCTTGCGTTGGGACGTTATCGATTCCTGCATCAGCACTAATTAGTTCATAAGCCAAACCCGGTGATCTGCCGATATTTACATCGTTTGGATAAAAAACAGGACCGCCATCAGGCTCGTACAAAGCCGCACCAGAGCCTCCGCCGATTCTGTGTGTTCCCGTATCCCAAACAACAGAACCGCCTGCGTAGTCGTTGCGATCTACAGCCTTGTCATAGATCACAAGGTTGCCATCGTTTTGCATCCTGAGTTCATAGTTGCCGACGCCGCGAGCGGTTCTTGTCGCCCACTTATCAGTGTCTGACGAAGGTGCAGGCTTTGCATACGTAACAAAGTTTCCATCAGGCTGCATTTTGGCCATCCAGAACCCGTTCGATGAAATCAGAGCCTCTCCGTTGTTAAGGCTGCTTCCAGCTGACAGGATGTTTGCGCCGGAAGTGAACGTGTAGTTAGTTGCAGTCTCTATCGTGATTGTTTGCCCGATTGGCGTGAAGTCCGCTGTGCCTGAATAACCGCACTCTTTGCCCTTGTATTTCCACTGGCAAAGGTTCTGCATGACAAGCCGCCTAGGCGCTCTTGCATTTGCAAGGTCCAGCGACGACACCAGCTCAAACTCAACCAGATCCCGCGTTTCAGTAACCTTGCGGTCGATGTAATAAACCTCTTTCGGCATCTGCGCTGCTTCATCCGTACTGGGGTTGCCATACGGATTGACTCCGTTCTCCCAGTTGATGCCGTCAAGAAAACGGCTCAACGTCCGTATTCTCGTTACCTGCGCTCCATTCAGATCGTTGCCTGGCGTTATTGCGTTCACGCCCAGCAACAACTGCGTGATGTTGCTGTTGAGGTTGGCAATACGAATCGTGGGGCGAGGCAAACCGCCGTCACCCTTGTACTCAAAACCCTCTGCCTCAATCGGTAACGGCAGGTAGTAGTTGCCGTTCCAGTAGAGCGAATAAGCGCTGACAATATCGTCGTCGTTGGTCGGCTCGGTTGTCTTGCGGTTGCGCCCAGCGTGAAAGTAGTACGTTTCATCCGTACCGTGCATTTTCTCGAACGTTTGCAGCTCAAACAGCTCGATAATCGCAAAAGGACCGGAGTTAAGAAGCTCCTCGTAAACGTTGCCTTCACTCATGGCTCAATAACTTGCTGGAACGTTGCTGTAATCGTTGCCCTGTTCAAATACGGTATGGACTTCGACCAGTCTTGGCAAATCCACTTGTAGGTTTCTGTTTCGTCTGGTGGTGACCAGTCAAAATGTTCCGCTCCACCACGAGCTTCAAGGAAGGTTTCGATGGTGTCAGCATCAGTCTCTGACACTTCAAACTTCAAGCTCCAAGTCTTGAGATCCGTGTTGAGGCCAAACCGCAGGCGCTGGCTGTAGCCATCACCGAACTGGACATTTCGCACAGTCGGTTGGCTGCGCTTGCTTGCCCCGTAGGTCGGGTTAATCGAAGGAAAAGTAGCCATCAGCGTGTAAGCAGACCACCAGGCCGCTTCTGTTTAATCAATTCTGCCTGCACTGCCTGACCAATCAAGCGACCCAGCTGGTCAGCACTGCCTTGGTTGCCTTGAACTCCCGTTCCAGACGCATCAACGTTGACGACGACGTTGGTGCTGCCCATGGCGTTGTTTGGAACGATATTGCCCTGCGCTCCAGGGACAAACAGCTCAGGGCCACGCTCGCCAACCACGTAAGGACGGCCTGCGCCAACCGCTCCGCCAAGCGCTCTGCCCGCGAGGAGCGTGGGTGGAGTAAACAATCCTTTTGGATCAGATAAAGTTCCGCCGCCTAAACCAGGAGCAAGACTTGGAATAGTTCCTGATTTGCCAGCCGGAGCACCCCCACCCCCAAGATTGGGTGAGAAGAAACTCATAAACAGGTTTACCGCTTGCATCCTGATTTGAGCTGCAATCATTTGTGCAGCCATATCAAGGAAGTGATCAGCTGTGCGTTGGAACAGGTTTGCCAACGCTTCACGAGCACTCATGCTGCCCGTGACAATGCCCTTAAACGACTCGCTAAACGCACTGCCAAGCGTCTCGGCAAGGCCAATTATTTGCTTTACGGGGTCGTTTAGGTCGTTGAGCTGTCCCTGAAGCGTATCTAAATACTCTTGCAAACGATCACGATCACTTTTGGGAGCCAGTGCTTCGAGAATCGCTCCCTCAGCATTTTCTTTTTTGCCTGGAAGCTGGCCAATCTTATCCAAGAGGTCGGCTAAATCTTTATTAAGCCTGTCTATCTCGTCGCCTGAAGCCCCTCTTGCTTTTGCTTCTAAAATCGCTGCCTCAGCAACTGCAACTTGCAGGGTCAACTGTTTTTCTAGTTTTTCAAAGTTTCGGTCCAGCTCTAATTGCTGTTTCTTAAGCTCAATAGCTTGTTTGGCAGCAGCTGGCGTACTGCCGCTTCTGATTAACTCGGCATACTCGCGCTCAAACGCAACTTTGTCCTTGTTCTTATTGATGATGTCATCTAGTTGACTATCAGCTTTATTGAAAGCGTTTGTGGCTCGCTCTATCTCTCTATCAGCCGCTTTAACTCTTCTTTCAATAGCTTTTTGCTTTCTTTCGTCTTCTCTTTGTGATTTTTTAGCGCTGTTAGCATTAAAAACTTCTACTTTGTTTTGATACCGCTCTTCAGCCAGTTCTCTTTCTATTTGGAAACGCGATTCAATCTGATTGGCTGCTTGCTCAGTCAGCAGACCTTGTTCGCGAAGCTTGGCTCTTTCAGCAATTTTCTTGTCAAACGCCGCTTGAAGGGCAATCCGTCTTTCAAGCGCTAGATTTTCAAGCTTTGATTGGTCGTCCACACCTGTTTGCCTTTGTCGCTCAAACTTAAGGTTCTGTTTTAACGCAACAACTTGCTCATTGAGTCCTGCGTATGTTCCCTCTAGCTCTCTCCTAAACTCTGCTGCTTCAAGTCGCGCTTCTTTCAGGTTTCCAGAGGAGTTTGCCAGGGCTTCGTTTATTCTGTTTACTTGATCCTCTCCTAGAACAAGTTCTAAAACAAATTCTCCTACTTTTTTAATTCCAGCACCAAAAATAGAAAACACAAGATTTACTACTCTGAATAATTCGTTTACTGTTTTAAGAATTAACGCTAATGCTGCAGCAAACGGCGCTCCAACAATGGATAATGTCGCCCCAACAGAGTTTAGTAATTCTTGGAATGCGTTTCCAAGCAAGTTGCCTGCATTCGCTGCGTCCTCAATCGTTCCAGGGAGTGTCCCAACCTGTGCGTTTACCTCTTGCGACAAAAGCGCTTCTGCCTCTTTGAACTGACGTAGCTCTTGCAGTTTTTCAATCTGAAGTTGAAGTTCTGCATTAACTCGCACGCCAGACTGTTCCAGCGTGTCAAAGTCCAGCGCTCCTATGGCATTGCCGATTGCATTGGCTCGTTCAACCAACTGATCAAACGTTTGACCGATGGCAGAACCTGCAATACCTCCCGCAAAATCTCCGAAGAATCCTCCAATACCGCCACCAAGAACGGCTCCTGGACCTCCCCCAAACAACAACGGGAATCCACCGCTGATTGCTGCGCTCTGAACACGTTTATCAGCAGCAAGCCGTCCAATTCTTGATGAAGACCTTACTTGCTCTTCTAGAATTCGAGCTTGCGAGGTCAAAACCTCTAAACGCAAGCGCTGGAACATCAAGTCATTTTTTGCGTTCTTTTTTCTTTGTGCAGCTATCTTTGCTTCAAAAATTCCCTGCTGTTGAATAGCCTCAGGAGAACCTAAAACAGTAAATTTTCCGAATGCGCCGCCCGGCGAAATGTTTTGAGCTGCAGCAATACCTTGCTGTCTAATTTTTTCTTGAGCTGCAGCAAACTTTTCAGCTTGCAAGGTCGCTTCACCAAATAGCTTAGCTAATTGATCTAATCCACTTCTTTTTGCTGCTGTGCTGGAGATGTTTGTAAACGTACCATCAACTTGCTCAAGGATGTCCCCGAAGGAAGCGGCTTGAGCGGCTACAGAAGCAAAAGTTCCGCCTAGTTTTCTTTCTCCGTTCGTAAAACTACGAACGAGATCCATTACCGCTGTATTTAGAGAGGCGACCTCATCAGGAGCCGATCCTCTGCCTTTCTTAAAAAGAGTAAGGGGGTTGGCGTTTAAGTTATCTACAGCTGCATTTATTCTCTCAATCTGGTTGACAGCAGCATTAAGCCTGCTGGACCCACTAACGCCGATACCTATATTGATCCCATAATCCATGGCTGGGACGGCACCGACTACTCAGTTAAGTCTATCGCGCTGACATCGTTCTGACCTGCTTGCTGGTTTTGCTCTGGTCAAGGGCTTTCTGCTCTTCTTCGTGCTTTAAGTCGTAGTACGCCGCCCAACCAATAAGCTCTTCTTGCGTCAGCTCAGACGAAAGAGCAGAGAGCGTCATGCCCAGCTCTTTCGCGAGAAAATACATGAAGTACCAGTCACTATTAGCTTTTGAGGTCTGCCTTCGCTTCCTCCACCTTCTGTTCTGTGCCTGAAGTCAGCATGGCCAGCTGGATCTCCTGCAAGATCGAAGCGTCAACAGAATTTTTCAGCACAGCTTTTTCGCCATCTTGGAAAATGCGCTTGCCATCTGCATCCAACGCCTTACGCAGCATCAAACACAGAGCAAAATCTGCCGCATCATCGGCTTCAGCTGTTTTTTGAATCGATTCCCGTTCGGAAATAGTCAGCGGGTGCCAGTA